TTCTCTACAGCAATTGCAGGTGCATTGTCAAGAGCAGTGGATCAAGAAATCATTGATGTTTTAAACACAAACGCAACAACAGACCAAAGTCCATTCAACATTGCGGGATTAACCAAAGCCAATCTATTATTGATACACGAGAGATTAAACTCTCAAGAGGTACCAGCTAATGATAGAGTGCTTGTTATATCTCCAGCAGCATTGACAGACATTTTAGGTGATACATCTTTAGTATCAGCTACCAATGGTGTCATCGCTGATGGTGCATTAACAACTGGTTACATTCCAAATATACTTGGATTTAGAGTAATTGTATCTAACTTACTTTCTTCTACAGGAACCACATCAGGTGTAAGAACTTGTTTTGCAGTACAAAAAGAAGCAGTAGGATTAGCCCTAGCTCAAGACATCACAACTAGAATCGATTATGTGCCTCAAAAAGCATCATCAATCATTTTAGGAACAATGTCAGGTGGAGCAACAGTTATCGACACAGATGGTGTTATCACTATCAACGTAACAGAATAATTTTTAATTATTCAGTTCCAAGGCAGGCCTCTGAAAGGGGGCCTGTCTTTTTTTATGATTGCTAAATAAACGAAAGGAATCCCATGAGTGTAGAAACAAGTATTTCCATATCAAATAAGTCTTTAATCAAGTGCGGTGCCACCACAATTGCATCATTTACCGAAGGATCACACGAAGCCAACATATGCAGTGCCATGTATGACATGGTTAAAAAAGGTCTGCTCTATTACACATTTTGGAACTTTGCAAACAAAAAAACAGAATTAAACTTGCTGGCTGAAACACCAGTGGATCTATCCTACACCAGGGCACATTCAATCCCGGGAGATGTGATAAAAATTAAAGGTATATTTGACAGCCAGGGAGAAACAGTGACAGATTATTCAGTGGAAGGACAAAAAATTTATTCCAACGAAGACACAGTGTTTTTAGAATTTGTGGAAGACATGGAAGAACAATATTTTCCCGTTTTCTTTATAGAAGCATTGGTGGCAAAAATGGCCTATGAGATCAATGAAGCCATCACGGGCATTGGCACTCTTTCAGACAGATTATTAAATGATTTTAACATCAAACTAAGGGCCGCAAGGATCGCGGATGGCCAAGAACAACCTCCACACAACATCATGCCACTGGGCAGATTGATAGAGGCCCATCTTGGTGCAGATCCGTTGTCTTCAGGAACATTGCGACATAAAAACTAATGGCCACAAGGAAGTTTACACAAAATAACTTCACCCAGGGACAGGTAGGACCATACTTGTTTGGCAGAGGTGAGACACCCATCTACAAGGCTGGAGTAGAAACTTGCGAAAACTTCATGTGTTTACCACAGGGTGGTGTGACCAAGAGAAAAGGTTTTAAATTCATATCAGCCAATCCAGACACATCCACCACACCAGATGGCAGCACTGTGTTGACCACAAACGGATTCCATGACAAGAGCAGGATATTGCCTTTCCAATTTTCAGATGCACAAGAATATGTGATCATATTAGAACCCAAAGACACCGTGGCCGCAACTGAGGCCAAGATGCATATTTTTTACAATGATGTGAGGATTGCCGTGATCACAAACGGATCGGGTGGCAATATATTTCCCATCACGACAGACATAATTGATGATGTGAGATTCACACAGAGCTTTGATGTGATGATATTTGTTCATCCAGACCTACGACCCATAACATTAATTCGAGGCAGTGCTACCACAGATTGGACAGCAGGATATCTAGAATTTGATCACTATCCCATGACCAATTTTGATTTTGATGCAACCTTGACAGCTTCGGCCAAGACAGGATCGATCACTCTAACACTAGCAGGTGGAACATATCGCTGGGTCAATGCCAGTTTTCCAGATGGTCATACCGGCATGTATGTCACTCTCAACGGGGGCATGGTAAAAATAGATTCTTATTCCAGTGCCACTGTGGTAAATGGCACGGTGATATATGACCTTGTGGATCTAGAAGCAGCCAATGGCAACGAATGGGAGATAACAGCATTCAGTAATCTACCCGCAACACTGGGTGGGGGCTATCCGCGAACAGTTTCTTTCCATCAAAACAGATTGATATTTGGTGGTACCAGAGACAAACCACAAACCATGTTTGGATCACAGTCGGGAGATTTTTTTAATTTTGAACCTTACACAAAATTAGTCACCACAGTGGGTGCGACCACAACCATAACAGGTGAAGTCACAGATGATGCTGCCTTGCAATTCACCGTGGCCAGCAACAAATTAAACATCATAAGACACATGGTGAGCCAACAGAGCTTATTCCTTTTTACATCAGATGGTGAGTTTGACATGTCGGGAGAACCGGTCACACCCACCAACATCATCATTCGAGAGCAGACAAGATATGGTATTGGCTCGGGCAAGACAGAACCCAAGGTGGTGGACAACGAGGTGTTGTTTGTGCAAAAGGGTGGCAAGCAATTGCGAGCATTTGTCTATAACTTCAACACGGATGCCTATTCGGCCAAAAACTATTCATTGGTGCATCACGACATATTGAGTGGTGCCACACAGGGAGCATATCTTAAAAATTATGACAACATCAACAACAACTTTGTGTTTGTTATCAACTCAGATGGCACCATAGGTGTGCTGGGTATCAACACAGAATATTCTGTGGTGGGTTGGATGAAATGGACCACGAATGGATTTTTCAAGGACATCGGTGTAGTAGATGATAAACTTTATGCGCTGGTTAAAAGATATGACAACGATGGCAGCTCACAGAACGCGGGAGTATTCTTAGAACGATTATCGGAAGATGATGTGTATCTAGATGGTTACCATACCTCTGCTTCATCTGGCTCAAGTTTTACAGGTGCGCAGGGATTGGAAAGCAAGACCGTGCAAGTGATCGCAGATGGATTGAAACATCCAGATGTCACTGTTGCCGCAACAGGAAATTTTACACTGACCAGGACCAGTGCATCCACACAGATAGGTTATGCCTACACCAGCACACTGAAAACACTGCCGGTGCAGATATCAGCAGCCAACCTAAGCACACTGGGAGAACGTGTTAGGAAAATCATGTGTGAAATACAATTTTTTGAAAGTAAATCTTGCAACGTGGATGGATTTCCTGTGGTGTTCAGAGAATTTGGTGCCGATCTATTGAATCAAGACATCACGGCATTCACAGGACAAAAGAGAATTCGTTTAAGTGGCTGGTCAAGAACCCCACAGGTAACTATAACAAACACAGAAGCACTACCATTAACCATATTAAGTTTAACAACTGAGATTAAATTTGGCACAGGAAAACTACAGGAAGCTGGATAATCTCAAGACACATGATCTAAATTATGATCATTATGAGTATGTTGTGAATAACATGCGACATTGGGATCAAATGGAAATTATGTTGATGGGATTTACCAAACATTCACTTTTAAAATATTTTGATAGGATGCGAGGCATCACTGCCACCTATCAAGGCACACCGGTCTTGGCAGCAGGTCATCAGCTCACTGACTTTGAATGTTGGTATTGGTTCTTTGGCACTCCCATGGTAAAAGACTTTTTTAAAAAAATTACCTCAGGCAGCAATCATTTTATAGAAAACAGCATGCGAACATATCCCTACAAGAGACATGTAGTGCAGGTATGGAAGAAGCATCAAGACAGCGTGAAGTGGCTAAATATGTTAAAATTTTATCCATTTGCATCCTATCATGTAGGTGCAGAAGAAATTTTATTAGTCGAGAGGAAACGAACTTAAAATGTGCGCACCAACACGTGATCTAGCAAAAATAGCAGTGATAGCTGCAGCAGCATATGCTACTGGTGGTTCTTCTTTATTTGCTTCCAGCACAGCAGCCGCAACCACTGCAAGCACAGCAACAGCGGCAGAAGCCGGTGCGGCAATGTATACTGATTATGCGGTATCTTCAGGATTTAATTTATCTGGCATGTTCAGCACATTAGGCAGTTATGCTAAATTTGCAGCACCCATCATTGGAGCTGCCGGACAAATATACAGTGGAGTATTAAATGCAAATCTACTAAAAGGGAGAGCTAACATGGTAGATTATTCTACAAAAGTTGACATGGAAGCATCAGCATTAAGAAAAATTCAAAGACAAAGACAACTGGTACAAGCAGTTGGAAAACAAAGAGCATTATATGGTATAACTGGTGTGACCATAGAAGGTACACCTACAGATATATTAGAACAAACATCAGCAAAATTTGCAGAATCACAATTTATTGATGATTTTAACACAGCATCGGGATTGTATTCAAAATCATTAACTGCAGAATCATTAAGAGCCGAATCAAACACAGCAGTATTGGGTGGTGTTGTAAATGCAGCAGCCACACTAGCGGGAAGAGGATTAGAAGGATATATTCCACCTAAAACTAAACCATCTTTATTATCACAATTTAATCCTATACCCATGGGACAAGGAGAAACATTTTAATGGCAACAATACCAGAAGTACCACCAGAACAAAAGATAGTACCCATTGAAGGTGGAAGAAAAGTAACCATACCCACATATGAAGGTGGAAATATCACACCATCAAATAATTTTACCATACCATATCAATCAGGTGAAAGCACAGCGGGCATTGTAAAAACACTTGCTGCAGAATTTAATAAAGTGGCAGATGAAGAATCTGTAAAAAATGCTGCTGCTAAAGGATATCTTGAACAACAAAAAATTATCAGTGAAGGAAATACACAATACCTAGGTGGTGAATCTGCATTCAGTAAGAGCGCACAGGCTTATCAAAAAGGTGCAACTCTTGCCTACAGCATAAAGAAAAAATCAGAAGGAGATATTAAATTAGAAGAATTATTTTATAAAAGACCAAACGATTTAAATGCTTTTAAACAAGAATCAGAAAAAATTAAAGAATTATTATTAGATGGTGTACCTTCTAGTTTAATGGCTGATATAAGTTTACAGTTTGATCAAAAAAAATTACATCATGAAGTTAACATTTCTAAAAATGTACAAATAAATTCTTATCAAGATAGTCTTTTAACAATAGAAAACGATCAAGCTAAGCTAGCTGCAGAGGTTGGCAAATTATTAAATTATGCTGGAGACAATGCCGATGGTGAGGCATTATCAGAGGCCATGGCAAAAATGCAAAGAAACACTCTTGCATTGAATGAATTGGGATTGCATCCTAAAGAAATTTACAAAATTAATGATCAAGCAAGACAACAACTATTTGCTTCTATAATAGGATATCAAGACAAACAAACAGCCAACGATCCTGCTGCATCACAAAAATTAAGAAAAGATGTTGAAAGTGGTTTGTACACATTTGGTAAATTTGGAGAAGACTTTGGGGATCTCATCCCGGGTGGAAAAGAAATTACATTAAGAGAAGCCAAGCATTATAAACAAATATTAGATCACTATGACAAAGAGCGTGTTAATCAAAACGCTGGATTGATCGCGGGTGCTAAATCAACAGCAGATGAAACTAATAAATTAAAT